AGTATTTAGACTAAAGTCCAATGAAGAGATCATCGCCCGTTACGAGGAAAAGGATGATGGCTACCTTTTCAAAGATCCTGCAGTTTTGATTCCAATGCAGCAAGGACAAATTGGTCTGATGCCTTGGCTTATGTATACAAAGGCAGACAAGGGTATTTTGATTCCAAAAAGTTTTATTGCTTTTACTGTAGATCCGCTTGATGAGATGAAGGAACAGTACGACGCAAGCCTTAATAAGGGTCTCGTTACGCCTAACAAGACGGTGAAGAAGTCGCCGTTGAAGCTGACGACGGATTAATGAATATTGAATCTATAACCAAGTTTTACATTCCTATTGCCAAGCCTCTTTCTATGGCAATGGAAAGACAGAAGAAACATATTTCTATAATTGTTCATAAAAAAGAAATAGTTTCAATTGGTCAAAATGAGTACAAGACTCATCCTCAGAGCGTAAAACTTGGTTATAGATATCCAGAGATGCATTCAGAATTGGATGCATTTAGAAAAGTTCCAAGAAGTCTTATGGATAAAAAGTTGATTCTTCTTAATTTTAGATTCAACAGGTTTGGGCATTTTAGAAATGCAAAGCCTTGTCCTGTTTGCCACAAATGGTGTAAAGATATTTTTCATGATATTTTTTATACTACTGACGATGGGCTTGTTCAGCTGGAGGATTAATGGAAACCCGTAATATTATTGATCATTATGCATACTGGAGAGACGATGCAATCAGGGCTGATCTTGACAATAAGCGCTATAACTATTCAGTTGTGTGTTGCAATATTGGTAACGATTTTAATATTGCAACCGTTATACGTAATGCTAATGCGTTTTTGGCGAAAGAAGTAATAATTTATGGTAACAAAAAGTATGACCGTCGTGGGACGGTTGGCACTCATCATTATACCAACTTTCGTCATGTCAAGGGGATTGACAATCTCAATGCCTATTTTGAAGAAAGCATTTCCAAGCATGAGGGCAAAGTTGAATTGCTTGGAATTGACAATATATGTGAGGCAAAAGACCTAAACCAATTTGAGTTTGATCCGGATATTCATTACATTATGATTTTTGGTCAGGAACAAATTGGCGTTCCGAGTGATGTACTAAGTATGTGTGATCATGTACTTTACATTCCTCAGTACGGTTCGGTGAGAAGTATTAATGTTGGCTCTGCAAGTGCAGTTGTGATGAATTCATATTGTTCTGCAGTGCAAGCGACTCTGGGCCCCGGAGTATAATTTTTTGGGGCTTTCCTTCCCCGGTGGTGTAACGGTAGCACAATTGACTCTGACTCAATTTGTCTAGGTTCGAATCCTAGCTGGGGAATTATAAATATTGTTACCATGCAGATTATTACTCCATTTTTAACAATTTTAAATCAATTAAAAATTTTACATTGGCAAACTAAATCTTATGCTGAACACAAAGCTTTAGGCAAAGCATATGAATCTATAGATCCTCTCGTTGATAATTTTGTAGAAGTTTATATTGGAAAATACGGAAATATAAACGCAAAAGAAAATTTTAAACTTACTGTTGAAAATTACTCTTCAAAACCTTGCAAGGAGGCAATTGAAGAGTTTATCAATATGACAGAAAATATTAGAAATAATTTACAGGAATCCGATACAGAACTCCTAAATATTAGCGATGAGATACTAGCTGTTCTACAGCAAACCAAGTATCTTCTTCGCTTAACATGAAAATTCCAGAACTAACTTACGAAATCCGTTCGTTGGCTCGCAAAGAACAAGATCCTTCTCGCAAGGATCTTTTTTATCAGGTAGCAAGTCTTCTAGAATACACAGATGATCTTGTGAAACAATGTGATCTTGCCGTTTGCGATGGCCTTAAATCTGGCACAGGACCCATAGAACAAAACGGGGAAACAAAATATCCCGTGAATGAACAAGTATTAGGCATGATGGAAGATTTCCTTCATGAACTTGTTCAGCGCGGATATGTAAACGAAAAAGAACGCTGGGAAGAAATACGAAGATTAGACGCAGCTTAACAAAGCTTTGTACACATTCTTCGGAATTGTTTGATGACTCATTGCCTTGAAATTAGAAGGCATTAGTCTTTGTATTCTCTTGCATCTGTATGGGTTCTTTCTGTACATCCAATACTTTCTCGTTTCTTCCATCAAAAAATGTGTATAGATGTAACAGTTTGCACCTTTGATATATTTCTTTTTATCTATTGGCAATTCATATTTGTCAATTAATTTCACAGCATATTGTTCGCATTCTCTTTCCATCTTTCGAACCCAGTAAAATGCTTTTTTAATTTCGTTGTCTGTAAATTTTTTACCGGCAAACCAATCATCCATGACTAAACAATATTTGTCTGCTTTTTTATAAATTTTAGATTTTTGAATCCATTGTAAAAAATGTGAATATTCATGGAGTAAAGTTTCTAAAAAAGTTGTAGAATTTTTGCCAACTTTAATAATTAATTTTGAATCTTCAAAATATCCTGCACAACGGTAACCACCGCAATTTACGGTTTCTCCTCTTCCTAGAACCAATTTTCCGTTATATTTTTTAAGATGTTCACGCACATGTTTTACAAACTGGCGATGTTTGTCGTGCATGGGCAGGATCCTCCAGTGTAGTTATTTATGCCATAAAAGCTTAATCTGAACCATTAAAAAATATTGTTTTTTGGTATTGACAAAAAAATTTTATATGATACAATATGCAATAAGAAAGGTTTAAATTTTTATGAACGTTACTACAATTAATCGTCCGACTAAGATTCAGCGTGTTTTTGATTACATGTCAGAGGGAAATACTCTGACCCCAGCCCAAGCTCGTGCCCGTTTTCGGGTACGAAATGTTCGGGCAACGATGAGTGACCTACAAGGTGCATTTGATCGTTTTGGCTATAGTTACGATGTCGTTCGTGAGATGCGAAACGGCAAGAGTCACTATCGCCTCCGTAACACTCGTCGTCGCTAAACTTTACTGTTTAGCCTTTCGAAAGCCCACCTCAAAATTTGAGGTGGGTTTTTTTATTGGTCCTAAATAGTGTACGAGAATACATTATGTCAAGAAGATTGTGTTGCTGTGGACGCCAACCTAAACCTGAAGCATTCTGCTGCAATCCAGAATTTTATAAAGACTTTATAACTCTTTATGGCGACAGCATGGCCCAGCATGCCGAAGTGAGCCCAAAAGATTGGATTGCTCTCTATGTTGAGCGACCTGGAAATGGATCAGGCAACTCATGGACTCTTAGTCATCTACCATCATCTTCAGCACCATATACTTGCAATTGTAATAGCAACGAAATACCAGGATGTGGAAAAGATAATTGCGATTGTGTTTCTGAAAATTATTATTCTGTACCAGATTTTGATCCAAATAGACCAGAAGATGTGGCTGCGTTAGAACTTGGACGAAAGTCTTGCTGCCAATTGCATAGATTAATAAGTACAACAGATGGCGCAAAGCCAATGTATTTTGCATACAAATACTCTGGCTGTAATTTAATTTGGTATCCAAGAGAATTTGCTTTTAACTACGATCCTTATATTGTCCAGTGTAATGGATTTATTACTAGAAGAATATTAACTGATACTAATAGAGTTGTTCAGAACTCTTGCCACAATTGGGCAACCCAAGAAAATGCAGGAGCAGCAGGAGATCAAATTCCTAGCCCATGTGAAGACCCGCAAGTTGTAGGATATGATGAAATTCTTCCATGTGCTTGTTCACCCCATCCACACATACATGGTGGTATTTATGATTCGTTATATAATAGAGTAAATGTAAAACTAAGTCCATATTCACTTGGTTATCTTCCTTTCATGTTGCCATTTAGCCGACCAATGACTGTTGATGAAGCAGGATGTTGCTGGTGTGCTAACACAAGTTCGACTAATGCAAATTTTGAAGCATTTAGAAAAGGAAGACAAGCTTGTTTTTTAAAAGGATATCCATATTCCGATGCTGCTGGAAAAACAATAAGCATTTCAAATGTTTGTGGTCCTGGATTTGATTGCACCGCTGAACGTTCTGGTGTAATTAGTTCAAATCAAAGATATCGCAGAGCTTGTTTTGAAAGAGGCATTTCCCCTTATCTTCTTAGATTATCAAAAGAAGAACACAAGATGGCTTATGAAATTTGGGGACACGGAGTAAATGCTTCTACGGTCAATGACTATGGTTCTTCGTACAATGTTAGAAGCATAGAAATTAAAAGACTTCAAAAGGATATTGTAGTTGAATTCAGAAAAGCAATTGGTCAAAAAACAAAATTAAGGGATCAATTTATTGGAACCGTTCATCTAGAGCATCATTTTGAAATGTATGCTTATAGATCTGACGATGCTAGTGCTAGTATAGAAATACAAGCTCTCCAAAACAATTGCACTGCTTTGGTTTTACCATATGAAGGGCACGGTGGAATTATATCCAAACGCGGAACCTATAACAGATGGACACCTTGGAAGTTTGATTCCATAATGTGGCAAGTCAGAAGAGCAATTCCAAGAAGAGTGATGTACAAGGGCTCTGGCGTTCCTTTATTCCAATTTGATTTGGTAAACATGGAAACAATTAGTTTCCAGAAAAACATTCGTCATAACGGAGATAATTTTGATGGTGCGTTATTTTTATCTCATTATTATAGATATTTTTATGGATTAATTTATTTTAATACTGGAGCCTGCGAATATATTGGCGATGATCCTGTAGCTCCAGAATGGGACTTCAGTCATTATTTGGATTCATATGATTATGTGAGATTTTGGCTTGAAGAAATGATTGTAAATGGTGTCATTAAAATAAAGGATCATGCTGTAGATATTGCAAATGAAGTAAACGAAATAATTGCATCCGGCAATCAAACACCCAGCGGAACTTTGGAGATTGCAGAAGAAGTATTGTTAAAAGTTGGCGGGACCGATGGTTATAGAAATTTAATAAACTTTTTTGGCGTATCCGCAGGAACACAAAACGCTGTTACGCCAAAAATAATTAAACAAAAACTATTAAATCCAGAAGGAACTTCAACTTGGAGAGGTCCTTCGGGAGACTATGAAACATTTAGGGCTTTCTTGCCAAGAAGAGCAGTTCTTCCTGCAGCCGAAACAAAAGCTGGTGTTACTGCTTGGGGGTTTACTGGAGATTTTGCAAGATTACAAGAAACCAATTTTGGTATAACCGGAGCCCCAGATTTAGTTTCTACGGCAATAAACGATTTGCCACCAATTTATAACATAAATGATGAAAATAGCATATTTAATGAAGTATTAAATCCACAAAGAGTTATTTGCGGGTTGATGGGAGCTTTTATTATTGATGCTAGCGGTAAACTAACCTTGTTTGGTTCCGATCTTGAAAATGCACCAACAGGCGAATCACCATGCGAAGGGCTCGGTTCTAACTGGCAACCATATGTTGGTTGTGTTCCTCCATACCTTTTAATTACTAATTTATTCAAAGAAGATGAAGAAAATCCGGGTCAAATTATTGAAAGACCACCAGAAGAAATTCCAGATGGCCGTGTAATTGATATGGCCTTTAAAAGAGATTTTGCTGTAGCATTAGTTGATTTTGTACAGGGAGGAATAGCTCAAAATTGTGCGATTGGCCCAGGAAATGATGTAGACTTCAGTCCAGCCGTAGAAGACTCCAGCACATATGATAATGATTTTGGTGGCCCAAATGCCAATGTAAATGGAAACAACGAATACATGAAATTTGGTGGTGGAAATTATTGTGCATTGGATGAACCGTTCCATGATGGGGTCGAAAGTGCGGCAATCCCAGGAGGGCCAAGAAGTGCATATGAAAGAAGAAAACCAAATGCATATCGTTTGAAATCTTGGGGCTCAAAGGCAAAACAATATGGTACTTTTTGCGGATCCAATGCACAAGCAGATTTTGATATTCCTCAAGAATGTACGGTCAGTAAAATAGAATATTTGAGATATAATTCTGAAGTAAACCCAATTCTAGATGGAGGTTTTTCTAGAAGGTATCCTGGGACAAACAACTTCTTTATTTGGACTGCAGTATCTTCTGGTGTAAAACACTTAGCTGCAATAGATGATTATGGTGGTATTTTTATTACTCCTCAAAGTGATAACTCATTGAATCAATCACAAAAAGGATTAGGCGTAACCTACAGTTCAATATATAAACAAGCACTTGAGACTGGTGCTCAAAACCCAGAATCATTTAAGTGCATCGATCTTCATAATGGATTGGGTCCAAGATTTAATTATTATCCACATGTACCAAGACCGGGCTACGTAAAAGAAGAAGAATGGACACAAACTTTTTATAATAATATAACACTTCCAGATACTTCTTACAAAAAAAATATATGCAGTTGTTGGTTTGATTGGGATACATGTGGTCAAGGGGCTGGAGACGGTCCGGGAGGAGGAGACTCTGAAGTTTGTGCTGGTCCGCTCTATCCATTGTTAGATGCAACCAATCCAATCAGTGGTTGCTGCAGTGATCCATATCCCCCTGAAGTTTTGGATCTAACATGTGTTCTTTTAGGAAGTCTAGTTCAATATCCCGATTCTGCAGAGCCGTGGGTCCCAAGAGAAAATGATGCTCAGCCAAGATATACTAAAGTTGCTTGTGGTCTTTATAATACATTATGTCTAACAAATGAAAATAAATTAGAAATATACGGCTCTTACGTAAAAGTCACTCCAGAAGGAGAGCCAATAATAGATGAGAATAATCCAGTTATTCCAGCATATGTCCCAGATGCATTGAAACAAAAAGCTGGATCTTGGAATGTCACTTACGCATGTCCCATTTATTGTGCAGGAACTACACACAGTCCAATTGTAGATTATTCATACAATGAGCCTTCTTCAAATAATGTAATTGAACAAATTGAAAGCTCTGCAGATTATAGTATTTGTGTTACTGGAGATAAAAAGGTTCACATATGGGGAGATGCTAGCATGGTCCCCGGGGCTTTTGATCCTAATAGTTATCAGCCCGGTGCAGTTGCATATAGAGTTTTAGATACAGAGTTAACAAATATTACAGAAATTGTTTCTATTGCAGCTGGAGTAAACTCAATTTACATTCATTATAAGAAAAATATTGGCGTATCTACTAATGGAATTCCTTTGAGAGCTTCAGTTACGTATGAGTTTACAAGATATAATATAAATGGCACCTCAACAGAAGTTCCCGATGAAGTACAAAATTCTAGAATAGTTGACATAGGTGCTGGATATTTGCATGCAGTTGTGATTTATAGTAAACGTTTGGAATCAAAAGTTTGGAAAGCTCAAGATTTTGCTGAGGGAACTTTAAAATATCAATTTAAAGATTTTGCCATCCTTCCATTTTTCTTTAGAAGACAAGCATTTTTCCATGCTTTGCCCGGTGGTTGGGATTATTCTAAATGGCTTTATGGTGGAGTATGCTGTAGTTCTCTTGAGAATCCTGGCACCAATCCAGTTCGTCAACCGGATCCATGTGCAGTTTTGAGATATAATATTTTCAATGGTGAAAATGATGAAATGTTATCATATAGCGGGAACCCACATTATTTTTGGATGAGATCCGATTGGAGAAGAGCTACATTCCAGTCAACAGAAACTGTTCAGATACTAAGAGGAGGTTTCTCAAATGAGCCTCAGTCTTGTCGCCCCGATGTAGGATTACAGGTTACACCAGGAGGATCTAACTTTTCTTTCATGAGTGCTGTGGTCGGAAAATGTTTAAATCAATTAGGTTTAGCTTGGGGAAGTGCTAGGCCCCTTAAGTCTCAAGTAAGAAGAGATATACGTGTACCATTAGCAGAAGAATGTTGGAAGGTCCCTTGCACTACGGACAATAATGTTATATTCGTAAATCCCTTGATTAATAGTGCGGGGAACTTGACTGCAATTGGAACCGAGCCCCCGCCAAGAAGTGGATATAAGTCTACAAAAGATTTATTCCAAAAAATGACAATATACTATGGAGATTATGCTCCATCATCAAATACCTTGCAAGTGTGCCCAATTGCAAAAGCATCTGCTTGGAGTTATTTCAAATATGCTGAAAGACATTATTATTTTGGTTATGATGAAACTAAAGACGTCTGGGACATTTACGAAAATCCAGATTTCTTAAGAGAAACTTCCGAAACGCCATTTGTATTTGATGATCAGGATCAAGCAACTTCTTTTGGTGTAGGTGGATGTACTTTATATGGATTCGGTGGTGCTACGGGCCCTAATGGTGGTGCTTGTGCTGGATGTTGTGGATATTATTCTCTTTATGAATATCCTCTGACGGGCCCAAACTATGGAATCGAAAATGTTACAGAAACTCCAATTGTTCTAAGCGATACATTTGTACAAAGATTGGTAAATTTTGCGTTAGGCCCAATACTGAAACTTCAAAAACCGGACCAGTCTGCGATAGCTGCTTTGTCGGCATTCAAGTAGAAAATATTCAAAGATATCTGGGTCCAGGCGGGTTCATGTTTAAAGGCGATAGAGTTCTAGACAATGTTGTTACAAACAGCATAGGAGAAATTATAGGAACTAGGCCGTTAGCTCCAATGGCTTATAGTCACATTTATAACAGAACCATAAGAAGGACACAATACGTTAAAAATATGCTATTGGGCGTTGGTACTAATCTGGCAACCTCAACTATTCCTCCAAGTCAATCAAATACAGATTATGAAAAAAAATCTTTTAGTGATGTTTTAGGCGATCCCTCCTTGACAGAACAATACACGCCTTGGAGATACGGATCCTCCACAAAGTGGATCCCTATTTGTTGGAGGACCCCATTTGTTATACCAAATTCAAATCAAAATAGTCTTTCTAGTAAAGATCTTTATTTTAATTATTCTATAGATCAGGGCGACGATAGAAAACAAGTAGATGATGATCCAATTAAAAATTCAATTTTTAGAGAAGTGGAATACCGCGTTTCTTCAATACCTATTTTTGGTAATGATACTGGAGATTTTAATGAAAATATTAGATTAATTCAAGAATTCATTACAGATCGAAATTATCCCGGACTAGTTTCTCTTGAAAAAGGAGTATTTGAATTTTTTATTCAGTGCAAATCGAAATATGCAACCAATCCAATTTATTTCTTTGCTAGAGTAAGCAAAATAAAAACAAATGGAGAAATTCAATTAATTACAGAAACTCTTATTGATACCGTTGTAAATCCTGCTGGTGATTTCAGTTCGCCCACAGATACTGGCCAAGAAGGAAATCCAACTCAAGGAGATTACATAGAACTAAGACTACATTCTTATTTTGATCAAAATATTCCAATGGACGAGGAAGACAGATTGTTGGTACAGTTCTTCATAAAGGGAGGAGATCCAAATCCAGTTCCGGAGATAGGGGATAGCATTTTTATAAAGTATGAAGATTCCACCCCCTATACATTCAGGAATGAAGATACCGGAGAGATCATTCCACTGGATATTACAAAATATTCAAGGATGCAGTATACCCATGTATCAGAAGATATAAATCAAACTTGCTTCGGCGGATTTACGGAAACAGATCCTCCAAACGTTATTAGGGCAACAAATATAGATCCTAATATTGTAATTTTAATATTGCCTGGACCAATTATAGTGGGCCCTCCGGTTATTTGTGGTGCTTTACCTTGCTGCGGAGAATAAATAGTAGGTACTTATATGCCAAGTTTATATAATCATACACACTTTACATTTAACACAACAGGTATGATGGGTTCGGCTGGAAAACCATTGCAGCTGTTTTTGGACGAAAACGGAAACATCATAAACAGAAATAAAGTTGAATATGGAAGCTATAATAAAATTATAGATTTTGAATTTAAAAAAGTATTACTGCTCAAAAAACACTACGTTGGTTTGGGTGATGTAATCGATTGGATAACAAAAATTACAAAAATTAAAAATTTAATAATTTACCTAACCAGGGGAAATTGTGGGTGCGAAGCCAGAAGAATAAAATTTAACAAATGGTTTAAATTTTATTGGTTTACCATTAAATTTAGACAAATTTATTCTGATGATTATAATATAATCCCAAAACAAGTTGCATTAATAAAAAATATGATACCAGTTGAATCCGAAAGACACGAACAAGAACACAAAAAGGCACCAGTTGCCCAGAATCCATTGACTACAAGTCAAATAAAACGATCTTGCAATTGTGGAACAAAGAAAGTATAATAATATCATGACTAAAGATCTATTAATAAAATTTAAACATGGCGAAGAAATAATTTGCGAGGTCACGGATCTAGGATCTGAGTATTCGCTTATGAATTGTGCAACACTATATCCTATGGAAAACCAGAGCTGGCATCTTGTAACATGGATGCCATACACGAATGCAAGATATGGAATTAAAATTAAAAAAGAAGATATCTTGTTTACGGTTCCGTTGGAGCAAGATATGCAGCAATATTACAATAAATGGAAAGATGCTCTGAACGGCAAGAAGGTTGAAGTTTAATATAAATAATTTTTGAATGTACAGGGGAGAATATACAAAAACAACATCTATTGGATTGACTAAAAAATATCAATCTAATGATGTTGTTTTATTTGAAGGTAACTTGTATAAAGCAAAGAGAAACGTTGAACTTTCTCCATTTCAAGAAGCAATTGCCTGGGAATTTATTGGAACTAGTAGAGTATTTTCCGGTTCAGAACCACCAATCAATCCAATCGAAGGTCAGCAATGGGAGAGAAATGGTGTAGTGTATACCTATTACTTCGATGGCGATAATTATGCTTGGGTTGAGTTTTAATTAGACTGTTATTCTTAATTTTAGAACAATGTCTTTTTCAAACTTTACGTAAAAAGATGATGGTGCATCTGGGTTGCTTACAAATATAAATGAAGCTCCATCAAACCCGGGAACACCATTCAAATAGTAATAATTATTAAGTGGGATGGAACAAGCCTCATCGTAGTAAGGTAATATTTTCCACCCAACCAAAGAAGAATCCGATAGATCTAACTTTACATTTGGTATGGATGTACCAGAACCGGATTGATATATTTTGCTTGATGTTGCAATATTGTCAACAGTTAAAACAGTAATGGTACTTACGACAGGCTGTGCGCTGGTTGATATATTAGAAAAAGAAGTCTCGGTTATTACACCAATTTTTACATAAGAATAATATTCAACACTCATTGACAATTTATCGTATACATATGGATTTAATACATTTTTAAAGTTATCTGTTTCACTTACTGCATACCAATCATAATAATTTGCTTTGTCAGATTCTGCTCTTGAAAATCTTTGATATAAATTTTGATGTGTTAATATATCTAATGTTTTTTGATTTGAATCTATCTTTTTTATGATTCCATTTTGATATTTACTTTGTGACAAGGTATTCAAATCTGGAACGCCACGCATCAAAAGATTAATAGTCTTTTGCTCAAAATACATCTCTTCACTTGTTGCGCTAGTTGATGCATGTAAAACAGCTATTTCGCTATTATCATTTAAAGTAATGTAATCTGTGATCAAATACCGATTATTGTTGGCTTTTGTATTTAAAACTTCAAGATATTCTTCAGATCCTAAATTATTTCCGTAGATTCCAAAAAATGACAAATTGTATGGATTTTCCGTATTTAACCTAGACATAAAATATTGAGCAGTAACATTTTTTGCCGTAGAAAAATTTAAAACATTTTTAAAATTATAATTTTTGTAAGTTCCGTCCACAAGATTTGCTGAATAAGAAACGCCAGTAAAGTACAAAAAATTATTATAAATTCCTGTATTCCCTGCGAGTTTATAAATTCCCTCAAAATTATATTTTGATTGTGTTTCCTCATCATAATAAAGACTGCTAGAAACCGAAAATGTATTCCCGGTTCCTAGGTTTGAAAAGAATCGTTTTAAAAGTTTTAAATCGGAGGAATTAGAGGTTTGTGAGTAATCTAAAAAAAAAGTAACTCCAGTTTTGTGAATATTTGGAGCACTTTTTAGAAGCCCTTTAGTCATTGTTGGATCACTTGTGCTACCAACAAATTCTGTCATAAAAAGTTGTGTTGTTTTTACGACGGTAAGCGCATCTTTGCTTATTTTTGTTCTTTCGAAACTCATTTTCTATTAAGAAGCAAAATAACTAATGATTTGCCCACCTTTTGATGATGCGTAAACAGTATTCAAATTTCCTACATCTAGGAATAGTTGCTCGCCTGGATCTAATTCATAACCACTAAGCGAAGCAGTTGTACTTGTTCCGATATAAATGATATCTGTATTTGTAGAAGAGGACTTTAAGTTTACTCCCGCAGCACATGTAAATCCGGAGGCAATCATTGTAATTGAAGACGGCACCGATCTTACCCCAGCGGTTCCACCGGATGGGCGTACTAGACCAAATGCGGCCAAAGCGGTATACACATCAGAGACCTTGCTATAGATCGCTGTCATGCCATTTAAAAGCGCGGTATCATTGATCGCTGCGGTTCCAGATACACTAACTGGGATTGGGGTAGCATAAGTCAATCCAGAAACTCTTAATGTAGCTGTTGCCCCAGTATTTTGTACGGCAATTGTTGGATCTACAGTTACATTTAATACTGCATCTTGGAGCGATACCCTTAAGGCATCTCCAGAGACACCAATAGCAGTGTTTCCTACGGTTACTAGGGCAGATCGAATAAAAGTTGATCCACCAGCACCATATATGGTTATGCTGTCGCGATTAAAGGTTCTTGGGATACCACCAGTTATTGAAACCATTCCGGTCACACCAGAAACAGCAACTGTTCCCTGTACAAATACTGCATCTCCTGCACTATTGCCAACAACAATTACAGGATTAGTAAAATTAACAATATTTGCAGTTACTCCTGTTGATAGGCTAACAGGCAATGGGGCAGATGGTGTTACTAAACTCGCACTGCTTGTATTCCCGTATGCAAGTTTAAAAATTTGAAAATGACTTCCTGCAATTTCATTTGTTGAAATTGAAGCAGTTGCGCCCGATGAAACATTAATTACAAGATTGTCTGCCATTTATGCTCCGAATCAAAGATATTTAGACGTAGCTAACTATTGATAATTTTTTAAAAATATAGTATAATAGAGTTATGTATCTAGACGACAAAGCAAAATTAACTTTTTCAAATAAAATTTTAGAAAGAGTTCAAAAAACAAAATTATCGTATATGGATTGTATATTAGAACTTTCTGAAGAAATGGGTATAGAACCCAATGCTGCAGGAAAACTTTTAACTAAGCCAATAATTGAAAAAATTCAAGAAGAAGCAAGAGACAAACATTTGCTCAAAAAAACAAAAGGCAAAAAACTACCATTAGACGATTGACGGAGACCACATAAATATGGTAAAATGAGGACTCAGGACGACTCCTGAGAATTAATAGGTCTGGGTAGTCCCCAGAGAAAGAAAGGTTATTATGAGTTCATTTTCAGATTTTAAGAAGCGTAGCAAGAATTCCGTAGAAGATCTCAGCAAAAAGCTTGAGAGTCTAAACAGCAAAGAATCTTATAAGGATGATCGATTTTGGAAGCCAGGACTGGATTCTTCCAAAAATGGTTATGCCGTAATTAGATTCCTACCTCCGGTTGAGGGCGAGGACGTTCCATTCATTAAACTTTACAGTCATGCTTTTCAGGGAAAGGGTGGATGGTTTATTGAAAATTGCCGTACCACTTTAGGTGAGAAATGCCCAATCTGCGAGGCCAATACCGAACTTTGGAATAGTGGTCTTGAAGAGGATAAGGACATTGCCCGTAAGCGTAAGCGTAAGCTAAATTACATCAGCAATATTTTGGTAGTTAGTGATCCTTCAAATTCAGAAAATGAGGGAAAAGTATTTCTCTTTAAGTACGGAACCAAGATCTTTGAAAAGGTACAGGCTCTTATGAGTCCTGAGTTCAAGGATGAAACCCCCGTAGATCCTTTCAACTTCTGGGAAGGTGCTGATTTTAAACTAAAGATCAGAAATGTTGGCGGTTATGTAAATTACGATAGAAGCGAGTTTGCAGCTCCTGCTCCCTTGATGGGAGGAGATGATAAGAAGCTTGAGGCAATTTGGAAGAAGCAATATGCTCTAAAGGAGTTTATTACCACGACCAATTTCAAATCTTATGAAGAGCTCAAGGATCGTTTCAAGAAGACCGTTGGCGAAGACATTCGCGAGCAGTTTGATGAAACTTCTGAACGCACTGTGGAGGATGATTCTACAGTCGAACAGGTTCCCTCAGAAGATATGGATACTTTGGATTATTTTAAGTCGCTTAAAAATAAGCAAGATTAAAAGGAGCCCCCGAAAGGGGGCTTTTTTTATCTACCCCGCCAATGCGGTATACTGCTAATTTGATTTACGGTAAGATTAAATAAAGATTGATTTTCGGGAACTGTATAATGTTGATCATCATAATCGGGTTTATTTGAGTTTTCTCTTTGATAATCTAAAACTTTTTGAACACTCTCAAAACCAGCTTTTATCGATAAAAAATTTCTAGCAGCGGCTTCCTTTTCACTGTTTTCTTGATTTTTTTGTGCAACTTTTTCTTCTAAATCTTTTAATGTTTGTTGTTCTTTTGTAAGCTTTTGTGCAATAGAGTTCATGGATTTTGCTGATTTAAATTTTTGTGTTATATTAATATCTTCTTCCGTTTCGATATTGTCAAAATTAAATTCAGTAGGCGATTGTGTTTGGCCGCTATCAAGAGGTCTTTCTAAAAGATATGGTGTTTTTTGATTTTTGTCGTACTCTTCATTCGATTGAAGAAGTGGAGGTGCCGATGGAATTCCTTGAACTATATTATTTTTATCATATTCTTCGTTAGATTGCAACAATATAGGAGCAGAGGAAGTTACAGAATTATTATTTGTATCTTCAGTTTTATTTGGTTTTTCTTGTTGAGGTTTTGCATTAGATACCGGAGTTGCTTGCGGAGTCTGTATTGAAACACTATTTTCCTGAGCAGTAGACTCTTCTTTTTCTGGCAAAGAAATCAAATAAGGAACTGCATTTACCGCATTGGACTCAAAATTAGATTCAATTCCTAGTAATGAATTTTTATTTTCTTCCATATTATCCCATTGACTTTCTTATTAACTCTTGTTCTTTTCTTTGTGATTCACTTTCAAGCTTATCCTTTAAGAGTGTTAAGTATATGTCATATTCCCAAGGATATAATTCTTCTATTTCTGTTAAAGATAATTGTTTATGCGTTGTTAAAAAGAATATAGTTTTATAGTAACCAGCTAAATCAAAATAATTCACACTTAGGTAAAAAAACGAAGAAGACCCTCCAATTTAATTTTTTCTTCTCCAGTATCTAAAATATAAAATAATTTTGGAGATTCTTTGATAAAGTTTAATATTTTTTTATTATCTTTGGTGCAAAGTTCTTCAATAATTTTAGTCAATTCTTCATTTTTTAATAAAGTTAAATCATATCTAAATTTATTAATTGATAACGATTTAATTACTTTTTTTACAAAAATATTGTCATCTATTTTTTCAATATCAAAATAATCTTTTACTTTTGGTTGCTGTACTTCTAATATAGCTCCTGAATATGTAATAATTGTATCATTTAATTTTCCATCTTTGAATTGAATTTCATTCACATTTAAAGTCCCATATACGGGAGGAGTTTTATCTATTTTTAGTTTTATTTCTTCCTCTACACTTTTGGATCTTATTTGTAAAAATAAAAATTCTAAATCTGGAAGATATAAATCTTCAATATTTGTTAAATTTGAACAATTTTTCAATAAAATACAAAGATTTTTTAATATAATTCCAATATTTTTTTCTTGAGCAATTATAGAAATTATTTTTTGGTCTTTTATTTTAAATGGATAATATTCCACTTCTTTTTTTGAAAGTGGAAGAGTCGCTTTATAAGTTGGTTGTATTTGTTTTATTTGTTTTAATATATCATCTAACATAAATTAAATTTTTTAACCTACACTATTTGTAAAAGTATATTCTCTAAATGCAAATCTAACAATCATTGTAGCATAATCATTTCTTGTTTTTGCACTAAATCTTATTGGTGCAATTTCTACAGGAAATGCTTCTATAAACTGATATCTTCCTTTTGCTTTGCCAGTTATATCCAATAAATCCACAGTTACCTTACTTAATGCACTTTGTATAGTATTTTCATAATAATTAGTAACCCATACTGAAGGATTTCCCTGATTTTGGTAATATAAGGTCTTCATCCATGCATTCATTGAATTTAAAAAAATCAAATCTCCAAATATTGGGAATGTAATATATACGCCCCCTTTATAGGAAAGCCCCTTTGGAACCGTTCTTCCCGCCCCGGGACCGGCAAGACCATCTGCTTGTGTTGTCAAGGATATATTCGGAAGAAGTACTTCTTCGGCATAGTATCCTTTTCTTGAGCCATCTTCAGCAACTTCATTCCCATCTACAAATAACTCAGAATCTATTGTTACTAAAAATCTATTGCTTCTTTGTAGTCCTTCAGCTTCGGTTATTTTTTGCTTTAAAGCAGCAATCGACATATCAATTGCCATAGAATATTTCCTTTTCTGTTAATATTTTAAATTCTATATTGTGTTTTTGGCAAAAATTTTTAGCAGCATGCCATTTTGCTTTATTAATTTCAAATATTAGTTTTTCTTTTTTTGAAGCAGTTTCTCTTAATAATACTTGTTTTTGTGGTTTTACTTCTACCAATAAACTTTTTTGTTCAGTTTTTTGTTTAATTTGAATTAAAAAATCTGGAATATATCTGTGTACCTTTTTATCTATTGGGTTTACATAAGGTATTTCTATTTCTTCAAATGACCATTTTATTACACTTGGTGATTCATCTAAAAACTTACAAACTCGCCGTTCCCACAAGGAACGACAGGTCAATTCTTTCTTTGTTCCTATATACTTTGTAGGATTTTTTGGTGTAAATTTGGTTTTATAAGCCATTTTTCTAAAATTATTTAGCAGAAAACTTACCTAAATAAATTTATAAATGGCAATTAACTTACAATATCCCAATTTAGATCCATACGCAAATGAAGTACCGTTCTTTTGCGTTTTTAGTTGTGCTCCTTATTCTGTTATTAATACTAATAGAACAAGAGAAGGTATTATTGCAAATTCAATAGCTAACATTGCTTTACCGTTTACAAGTGAACCAAAAATGTCTTTGCAACACAAATTTTCAGAAGGTACTAATCCAGTAGGTCCTGTATTAAGCATGGCTGGGTTGAGAAATACTAGTGGTGGCGAAGAATTACTTTTAGATAGAAT